ATTCTTACGAAGAGTACAGTCACAACGAGGACTTACTGATTTCAGAGTTGTGTGTGATACTACAAATAACACTTCGCAAGTAATTGATAATAACGAGTTTGTTGCAGATATCTTTATCAAGCCAGCAAGGTCAATCAATTACATTCAACTCAACTTTGTTGTACTAAGATCTAACGCAGTATTTGAAGAACTTACATAAACTTCGTATACATATTCAAGAGGAGCAATAAGCAATGGCTAATATTTCTGAGTTTGCACAACAGTTTGGACAAGGTGTTCGACCAACCCTATTCAGGGTANNNGGGNANATCCCAGGCGGCAGTGTGGATNCTCAAAAGCAAGACTTCTTTATCAAAGCAGCCCAATTACCTTCTTCAACTATAGGTGTTATTGAGGTTCCTTATAAAGGAAGAAAGATCAAAAGACCCGGTGATAGAACATTTACAGAGTGGACAATTACTGTACTTGCATCAGATGATTTTCCAATACGATCAGGATTTTTGAATTGGATGAACCAAATCAATGATCACATTGCAGTTACCAACGAATCCGCAACAAACCTTCGTCCAGACTGGACTGTTACAGCACTCAAACCAGACGGAACTGAACACGGAAATGGTGCGTATACTTTTGTGAGTGTATTCCCAACAGAGGTTGGAGTAGTTGATATGAATTATGAATCAGTTGATACCATCGCAGAATTCCCAGTAACACTACAATATGATTACTGGACAGGTGGCGGTGTCGGCTGATAAGAAAAGTGAAAGTGGTTGTGATGGAATAATTCCACGAAAGGATTTATATTATGCCTATTGATTTCTTTGGTTTTAGTATCGGTAAGAAGGGTAAAGAGCCGCCTAGACCAACATCATCTGAAATAGAAAACAACAAGAAACTGAAATCGTTTGTCGGTCCAGACGAATACGATGGAAGTTTTTCTATTGAGTCTGGTGGTGTTTTTGGTACATATGTTGATTTTACTGGCGCGATCAAGAGTGAGAATGATCTTATTCGTCGATATCGTAGCATGGCACTTTTCCCAGAAGTTGATATGGCAGTAACAGATATTTGTAATGATGCTATTGTTATGGATGAAGAAAGTGAACCAATTTCAGTAAATTTAGATAAAGTAGATATATCTGAAAATATCAAAACTAAGGTTTATGATGAATTTGGAGAGATTCTTAGAATTCTAAATTTCAATAATAAAGGGTATGATATATTTCGTCGATGGTATGTTGATAGTAAAATTTATTACCACATCATTATAGATGATAATAATCCGAAGAAAGGGATTCAAGAACTTCGTCCAATTGATCCTGTGCAGATTCAGAAAATTCGTAAGATAGAAAAAGAAATATTATCGAAAGACGGAATTAGAATGCCTGTAGTAAAATCCGTTGAGGAGTTCTTTCTTTATACAAATACCGATAAAAACTCCTTGACCCCAACACCAAATTCAGGACTAAAGATAGCACCCGATTCAATTTGTTATTCCCATTCTGGTGTTGTTGATACAGGAACAAAACGAGTAGTTGGATATTTACAGAAAGCCATTCGTGCTTTGAATATGCTAAGACAGATTGAAGATGCTGTAGTCATATATCGAATATCTAGAGCCCCTGAACGACGAATCTTCTATATTGATGTTGGTAATTTGCCTAAGCAAAAAGCCGAACAATATCTTCGTGATGTTATGAATCGTTATCGAAACAAGATTGTATACGATTCAGGAACGGGTGAAATTCGAGATGATAGAAGGCACATGTCCATGCTTGAAGATTTTTGGCTTCCACGAAGAGAAGGTGGACGGGGTACAGAAATTTCTACTTTAGATGGTGGGCAAAATCTTGGAGAGATGGAAGATGTTCTTTACCTTCAAAAGAAACTTTATAGATCATTGAATGTTCCGCCTTCCAGACTTGAATCTGAAAATGGCTTCAATATGGGAAGATCAGCAGAAATTACCAGAGATGAAGTAAAGTTTTTCAAGTTTGTTGAACGATTGAGAAGCAGATTTTCAACCATGTTCCTACAACTCTTGAAGACTCAATTGATTCTCAAGGGGATAATGACTCAAGAAGATTGGGATAAAATTTTCACAAACATTTCTTTTTCTTTTCGAAAAGACTCATATTTTACCGAACTCAAAGAAACAGAAATAATGAAAGAACGGTTAGAAATGCTACGAGATATGGATGATTATATTGGTAAATATTACTCTATAGAGTTTGTTCGAAAGAATATACTACAGCAATCTGAGAAGGATATTGAAGATATTGATGATCAAATAAAGAAAGAAACAGAACAAGGAAAGATTGAAGGTGGTGAAGAAGAGGGTGAAGAGGAATTTTGATCCAGAATTTATAAATTGATACATAGTATGACTTATAAATATATCAAAAGAAAAGGAAGACTTCTATGATTTCTAGAAACATACTTGATGCTCTACTCGAAAACGAAACTGTACAAGCAAAAGAATTTACTGAGACTATTTTGCTCGCTAAGTTATCTAATGCACTAGAAGAGAAATATTTTGATATTGCTCCGTCTTTGTTTGAGAAGAAAGCAAAGGTAACAGATAAAGAGGATGATGGGGAAGGAATGGATCCTGTAGGGAGTGGTGATAGTGATATTGATAATGATGGTGATTCTGATGAAAGTGATGATTATCTGAAGAATCGTCGGAAGGTTATTTCGAAGAAGATAAAAAATGAAGGTTTATATGAATATGATGCGTCAGATTATGCCAAAAGGGGTGGAGTAACTCGCGGTGATGTTAAAAGAGCAAGAAAGAAAGAACGACCCGGTTCTGATGTTGTAGTTGGACACGGCGTTCACGATAGTAGTAAAGAAGGAAGACGAGCAATTGCTAAAGCAGCAGTTGCTCGAAAGACAGCACAATGGGCTAAGAAGGCTAGCAAGGAAAGAAAAAAGAAAGAATTAGCACACAAAAGAGAAACATTATCAAAAGAAAGAAAAAGAGTAGAAAAAGAAGAGTAGAATATCAATGAAACTCATAACGGAAATGACAGAAAATGTTCAGTATCTTACTGAACTCGATGAGAAAAGTGGTCAAAAGAACTACTATATTGAAGGTGTCTTTATGCAATCTGGAATAAAGAACCGAAACGGCAGAATGTACCCCGAGGCTATTCTAAACAAAGAGGTTGATAGGTATAATGTTGAACATGTTCAAAAGAATAGAGCAATGGGCGAACTCAACCACCCTCAAGGTCCGACTGTAAATCTTGATAGAGTTTCACATATTATCAAGAATCTAAAAGTAGAAGGCAACAATATCATAGGAAGAGCCAAAGTTATGGACACTCCTATGGGTAAGATTGCAAAGAATCTTATTGACGAGGGTGCAAAACTTGGTGTTTCCTCCCGAGGAATGGGTTCCCTAAAGCAAAACAAAGAAGGAATCAATGAAGTTCAAAATGACTTTATGCTTGCAGCAGTTGATATAGTTGCAGATCCATCAGCACCAAATGCTTTTGTAAATGGTATTATGGAAGGAAAAGAGTGGGTTTGGGACAACGGTATACTAACTCAGCGAGCAATTGAAGAGTATAAAGGCGTAATTGAAAGAACACCAAGCAGAAATACAGAGGAAATGGTTCTTGGATTATTCGAGGATTTCCTCCGAAAAATACGAAATGTATAAATAAGACAAGAGAAATACCTAATAGGTTTACCAAGGAGTACCGAAAAATGGCACATATTGACCCAATCGAAACAGCAAGAAGAATTCTTGCAGGAGAACCTCTCAACGAAGAAGAAAATGTTGAATTGGTAGAAGATTCCGTTGAAATCGAAGAAGATGTCGATGTCGATGTCATTGTTGAAGATGATGATGAGGATGATGAGGACGATGAGGATTATAAAAAGAAAATGAAGAAGGAAGTCGATGAGGACGAGGACGAGGAAGATGAGGACGAGGAAGATGAGGAAGATGAGGAAGANGAGGTAAAAGAATCAGAATTACGAAGACTAAGGATAACTAAAATTTTGGACGAACTCAAAGCCAAAGAAACACCTACTTTAGATACTTCATCCGAAGAAGATCCTAAGTTATATCAAGACGCTGAAGGTGGTCATGCTAAGATTGATACTGACAAGGGTACAGAAGGTAAGGTAAATAAGAATAAGAGTGGTATCAAAGGAAAGGCAAAAGGAAAGAAAGATCCTAAGTCTGTAATTCCGGCTAAGGAGCATATTGAAGTTCTTTTTGCTGGCGAAGATCTCTCTGAAGAATTCCAAGAGAAAGCAACAGTAATTTTTGAGGCTGCAATCAACGAAAGAGTTGAGGCTATTCAAGAAGAAATGGAAAATGATTATGCTGCTATTGTAGTCGAAGAGATTGAAAGCAGAACAAATGAGATGTCTGAACATCTGGATGATTATCTTGGGTATGTTGTAGAAGAATGGATGAAGGAAAATGAACTTCAGGTCGAAAATGGTATTCGAGCAGATGTTGCAGAAAACTTTATGGTAGGACTCAAAGAGTTGTTCGAGAAGAATTATGTTGATATTCCTGACGAAAAGTATGATGTTCTTGAAGCATTAGTTGATGCAGTCAACGAACTCGAAGAAAAATTAGAACAAGAAGTCAACAACAATATCAATCTTCGTAAGGAAAATCTTGATGTTCGGTGTGAGGAAGTATTTTTTGAGTGTGCAGACGGTCTAGCAGATACTCAGGAAGAAAAACTAAGAACTCTTGCAGAAGGTCTTGAATTTGAAGATGCTGATCAGTATCGAGAAAAGTTGAACATTCTCAAGGAAAGTTATTTCTCAAACACATCATCTTCAGATTTTGAGTTTGAAGGAGAAGAGGATACAACACAAGATGTTTCATCTACAATGAAAGCATACATGACCAGTTTAGGTCGTTCAATGAAGACATCAAAGGATAATACCCTTTCGTAAAAAATCAAATCTTATAGATACAAAGGAAGTTTAAATACTAACAAGGAGAACGCAATGAATTTCGAAGGAACTACCCCATACGATCAATTAGTGGAAAAATGGTCCCCCATTTTGAACCACGATGATTGTCCTGTTATCGAGGACGGTTATAAGAAGAAAGTAACAGCAGCACTGTTGGAAAACCAAGAGCGAGCATTGGCTGAGCAAGGTCTACAAGAGGCTCCTCTCAATGTTGCAACAGATAGTGGTTTGAAGGGTGTCAATGGTGAGCAACGACCGATGGGTGGTTATGATCCCATTCTTATTAGTCTTGTTCGTCGAGCAATGCCAAACCTAATTGCATACGATATTGCTGGTGTTCAACCAATGAGTGCCCCTACGGGTCTTATCTTTGCATTGAAGGCACAGTTCGAAGATACTGCCGATGGTACAAACGAAGCATTGTTCGAAGAAGCCGGAAACCTTGGTGGTACTGGTGGTCAAACCGCTGGTCAGGCATGGGATCCATTCTTAGGTTATACTGCCGCTGATGTTAGTATTAGACAAGGAATGACACGCCATCACGCTGAATCTCTCGGTAGTACTGGTTATACATTCAAGGAAATGGCATTCAGCATTGAGCGTACAACTGTTAGTGCGAAGACTCGCGCCCTCAAAGCAGAGTACACAACCGAACTAGCACAGGACTTGAAAGCAGTCCACGGTATTGATGCNGAAACAGAACTCGCTAACATTCTTAGTACAGAAATTCTTGCTGAGATCAACCGAGAAGTTGTTAGAACCATCTACGGTGTTGCTAAACTTGGCGCACAACAGAAGGATCTTGTTGCTGCCGCTGCTGGTGGTGTTTACACTCCGNNAACCCAAGGTGGCNTATACGANATTCTCAATGACTCTGATGGTCGATGGAGTGCAGAGCGTTGGCGCGGTNTGATGTTCCAGATCGAACGAGAAGCAAATGTTATTGCGAAGCAGACTCGTAGAGGAAAAGGTAACTTCGTTGTTTGTGACGCAGACACCGCTTCTGCCCTTGCAATGGGTGGCTTCCTCAACATCTCTCCAGCACTCAATGTCAACCTAAACATTGATGACACAGGCAACACTTTTGCTGGTGTCCTGAATGGTAAACTAAAGGTTTACATTGACCCATATGCGTCCGCAAGTTCAACAGCCTTCACAACTAATATTCCAACCAACTACGCTTGTGTTGGGTATCGCGGAACGAACCCATATGATGCTGGTATCTTCTACTGCCCGTATGTCCCACTACAGATGGTGCGTGCGGTTGGTGAGAATACCTTCCAGCCAAAGATCGGGTTCAAGACTCGATACGGCATGGTGAGTAACCCATTCGTCACCACATCTGGTGAGAATAATGGTACACCGGATGGTGAAACACTCACGGTTCGTAAGAATCAGTATTATCGAATCTTCCGTATCACTAACCTCCACGGTGGTTCAGGAACATAAGATAAGTAACGGGTAATCGTTAGAAATTCGAAACAGGGAGTCTCATCTGAGGCTCCTTGTTTTTTATATACATATTATACAGGAGATACTTTATGCCTAATGATCCAGCAGGAATATCAGGAGATCAGTTTGGAATAGGTAATTTTTATGAGACTGCCTCTAACAGACAACCCTCTACTGATAACTATTTGATCAACAATTCGTTCAAGTTTGCAATAGAACGAACTCCTATGGTTACATATTTTTGTCAGAAAGTTACTCTTCCTTCTTTGTCTTTCGGCTTTATTGAAGCACCGACCAAATATGGCACAAGGGTAAANGTGGCAGGNACACGNTANGAATTTGATTCTTTAGAAATTTCTTTCATAGTAGATGAAGAAATGAAGAACTGGATAGAAATATATCAATGGATGAGGGATATGGGAAATGTTGAAGATTTCATCGAATATATTCCGTTAGAACAGCACAAATCGGAAGCAGAATTGATTATATTGTCAAGTGCATATCGACCCAAATACGCAGTTTCGTTTATTGATTTATTCCCCGTAAATCTTGGTCCTATAGATTTTGATTCTTCGATAACAGAAACAGAGCCAGTTATTGCTACTGCATCCTTCCAGTATAGACATTATGACATCAACCCAATATAAAACATTTGACTTTATCTTCTTTGATGGTATAATTATACAATATATCAAGGAGAGTTATGCGGTTAGAAGATATCAAAAACAGTGTTGAAGCAGATATTGCCATAGATCATACAGAACTAGACAAAGAAGCCATCAAAACTCCACAACTNCANAACAAATANTTGATCATTCTTACTGATGAAAAATTGGTGTTAGCCAAACACAACAATGATTATAGCAAATTGAGAAAGTATAAATGGTTGTATTATACTGGCAAAATAAGTCAAGAAGAGTTGGAAGAATTTGGTTGGGAACCTTTTAGTTTACATATTCTAAAACAAGATGTTGACAAGTTTATGGATTCAGATGATGCTATTATTGAAGCCAGAAGTAGAATAGAATTACAGAAAAGAAAGGTTCAGTATCTTGAAGACATTATCAAGATGATTGTGAATCGTCAATGGCTCATTAGGGAAGCAATAGATTGGATCAAATTCACCAATGGAACCTGATGAATTAGAAATTCAGCCACACGATGATGTCTATTTGAAGATAGATTGCGAGAAGGGAATGGCTAAAGAATTGTCGGATTTCTTTACTTTCAAAGTTCCCAATTACCAATATACTCCAGCATATAAGAACAAGGTATGGGATGGTAAAATAAGACTATTCAACTATCATAGACATACAATATATTCTGGATTGTATGACTATATTATTCAGTTCGCAAAAGATAGAAACTACAAAATAAAGTCAAAGAAGTTCTCCAGAAAAGAGAACAAAATTCCAAATAACAAGGTAATTGATTTTCTTGATGTTCGTTTGAACATACCGTTCCAACCTTATGAGCATCAAGTTGAAGCCATCACCAAATGCATCAATAAGAATAGATGTCTTCTTCTTTCTCCAACAGGATCAGGAAAGTCTTTGATCATCTATGCGTTGGTAAGATACTATTGTGACATTCTTCCTAAGAATAAAAAGATGTTGATAATAGTTCCTACAACAGGACTGGTTGCCCAAATGTATAACGATTTTCAAGACTATTCTAAAAATAATGATTGGGATGTTGAAGAGAAGTGTCATAAAATTTATTCGGGTCAAGATAAAGATAATGATAAAAAAGTATTTGTTTCTACTTGGCAAAGTCTGTATAAAATGCCAGCAGAATATTTCAAACAGTTTGGTGCAGTATTCGGGGATGAAGCACACTTATTCAAAAGTAAGTCTCTCACAAGCATTATGACCAAATTAGTCGATTGCCCTTACCGTATAGGGACTACAGGGACTTTAGATGGGTCGATGACGCACAAGTTGGTACTTGAAGGGTTATTTGGGAAAGTGTATCAACCAACAAGTACCAAAAAACTTATGGAAAAAGAATTACTTTCAACCTTGTCAATTGACTGTGTTACCCTAAAATACACAATGAAAGAAATTCAAGAGAATAAAAGGGTAAGATACCACGATGAAATCAAATGGTTGATAAATAGTAATAAGAGAAATGAGTTTATTGTAGATTTGGCACACAAGATCAAAGGAAACACACTTATCTTATTCAATTTTGTTCAAGAACATGGCATCCCGCTTTTTGAGAAGATAAAGAAAAGGTGTAAGAACAAGAAAGTATTTTTGATTCACGGAAAGACAGAGGTAGAACAGAGAGAAGATATTCGAAATATTCTTGAAAAGGAGAAAAATGCAATTCTTGTAGCATCATACGGAACATGTTCTACAGGAATCAACATACGAAATATAAACAACATCATTTTTGCTTCTCCGTCCAGATCAGTTATTCGAGTTTTGCAATCCATAGGTAGAGGATTGAGAAAAACGGAGAACAAAAGTAAGGTAAAGTTGTATGATATAAGTGATGATTTGAGGTATAAAAAATATGTCAATCACACATATAGGCACTTAGAGGAACGAATGCGGATTTACGAGAATGAGCAATTTGATTTNAATCAGATTGTGATTCAAACATAGAGGAGATAAAAAGATGAAAAATTCTCCGTACAGGATTTTGAAATTACGAAGCGGTGAGGAAATTATTACCCGAATTGTAGGAAAGCAGAGAGGTAAATTTATTCTTGAACGACCGATGATTTTCAAAACTTCTTATATGATAGATCCTCTAGGAAGACAAAAAGAAGTAACCATTCTACGAAATTGGCTTCAATATACAGATCAAATCAAAATGTCGATTCCCGAAGATCATGTTGCATCGTTTATCAAGCCTGACGAATCTTCAGAACACCTTTATGACTTAGAAAAAGAAAGAGAAGATATTGATCCAACAGAAAATACAATAAAATTTCAAAACGATTNGGATGATAAAAATGAATCTTTCTTTAGTGATATGACAAACAGCATTATGCAAGCCTTAGGATTCCCTTCAGAATCAGAATCGGAAGAGGAAGAGGAAGATACAGACAAAGATCTTCCGCCAGAGTTACAAGATATGAATGATTTCATCATGATGAATATGATCGTGCCTCCATCAGTGTTTCAAAATTTGATTGATAATGGATTATTAGATCCAGAATCTTTGAAAGAAGAAATACAAGATATCCTTAGAAGAAATGATGATGCTTCCGGGCAAGAAGAAATTACTGACATATACACCGGAGATGAAGATGTTGATAAGAAAGATTATGGAAATAAGTGGACCGATTGGTCTAATGATATTAGAGATTATTTGAAATAAAAATTGAAAAGTGGAAAGGTTATGTTATGATTATGTCATAGTATCAGGAGTTTTATATGCCTAAAGGTGGAAAAAATTCACATCATTATGTGAATAATAAAGAGTTCTTTGAAGCGATGGTTGAGTGGAAAGATTTGGTAAACGAAGCAGAAAATAGTGGGGAATCCAGACCACCAATCAACGAATATATCGGAGAATGTTTCATAAAGATAGCAGAACACTTGGCATATAAGCCTAACTTTATGAATTATTCTTACAAAGAAGAAATGATTGGCGATGGTATAGAAAATTGTATAATGTATGCTCATAATTTTGATCCGTCTAAATCTAAAAATCCTTTTTCATATTTCACCCAAATAATATACTATGCCTTTCTAAGACGAATTGAAAAAGAGAAGAAGCAGTCTTATATCAAATTCAAATCTTTACAAGAAAAAGACGAACAAGGAATTTTGCGTCACTTGTACAAAGATAATTATTTTGAAGACAAATCTTATGATCAAGCAATAAAAGAATTTTTCAACTTGACCGATAATGATATCAAAAAATTTGAACCAAAGAAAAAGAAAAAGAAAGCCAAAAAGAAGAAAACCAAAAAGAAGAATACATTGGATTCTGTTTTAGAGGATGATAAAAGTGAAGATAGCCTTTCTGAATGATAGCCATTTCTCGGCTAGAGGAGATTCACAACTTTTCTTCGATTATTTTATGA